CCTCTATTCACGGTCAATTCTGGCAACTCTCTTCCTTCTACCAACACGCGTCTCCTAATATCTCCTGGGAGATCGTGCGCCCGCAGCTCTGATTCCCCGCCACTAGCACGTAACGAATCAAAGAATCGCACAATGGATGCTGTGATACTAGGTTCGTCAAACAATCCGATGAGGATAATCAATCCATCCACCGAACTAAGAGCATAACCAGCAAGTCGAGTCAAAGAACGACTCTTACTCTGCTCATGATGTCGCTCGGGCAGCGCCATCCGCTGTATTAGCTCCCTCTGAGGTCTCCTTGCACGGCCTCTAGTCCATGAGTGGCCAATGAAATGTATCCCATGGCCTTCCTCATGCGTACTAATGATCACTGACTTCTTCTCGTTAAGGACGAATCCGCATTCGAGGGCAATCCGAGCGACGTCCGCCAACTGCACGCGCTCATCAGTTCCCACTACAACATCATCACCCATTACGAGGAGCTGATTGTGCGACAAAGCGTGACCAGTCAACCTATACCATATATAATTGATAAGGTAAACATTTGCCATGCTGTCTATCAACGATGTGAACGCCGACCCACTCGGCACACCGCGATGTACCTGATAGATATTTCCATCAGATAGCACAATCCTAGTGTGGATAAAGTCATTGACATAACGCCAAAACACTTCATCCTCTTGGACAGTGAGATCAAGCATGCTCCTCACCACACGGAACATATCATTGATCAGGGATGCTGGGATAGACGAGTCAAATTGTGACCAGTCTAGGCAGTACGCATAACGATATCTGCCACTAAACTCCGCTAGAATTGATCCTTCCTCGTGGTGTTGTAGTCCCCAGATGTATGGACGATTCCTTGCCAACGCTTGCTGAATGGGCTTGGAAAAAGATAAACCCACAATAGTCGTCGGCAACGGCGCCATCCATACCAACCGAGTCTTTGGACCAAACAAACCAGGCTGGACACGACGACCAGATAGATAGGGGTCAAAACCCCGTCGTCCTTGCCAAACCATTTCTGCAAGCCTAAGCCCGGTTGGAAGGGCATCAGCATTAGAGCAGAGGTGAGGCAAGCCAGCATAACTGCTGAGATGGATATGCGACTCCACCACTTCAGTGAGTGGAATACAC